CTCTTCAGTCTTTATAAGACCATCTATTTCTAATCCTAACCCTGCTTTTAAAGGAACTGCAAGCTTTTCAAAATTAAACCTGCCTCTCATTTCAGGAACTTGACCTACAACCTGTATTAACTGTAGTACCTGCTGAATCGTAACTTCCTTTGCCATGAACGTATCATAGCTCTTTGCCTGACAAAGGAAATCCCCTTTAATAGCAATGTCATCTGAGTCAGCCATTAACCAATGGTAAACAGCTTGGACATTAGATGTTACTAGATTATTTAATGACCTAACTACACCAGTAGTTAATTTGTTCTGGTTCTCATTTAAAATCTGCATACCTGTTGCAGTCTTAGTCTGGTACTGAGAACCTGCTCCCATCCCAATAGGCATCTGACCTGATGCTAAATCGGTATTCCGTTCTATTATCCTAAGTAAATCTACAAGACCATTTGTTACATCTGGTATAGTTACTGGTCTAAATGCATCGTTCACACTTTCCCCAGTCTTCATTCTAAATATCTTACCCGGAAATACATCATAGAAATCATCCTGAGTACTATCGAATGCATTCGGATTAATTGCAAACATTGGCTGGGATGCCATAGTCTTACCTTCAACAATCATTCCATATATAAAGTTCATCATGGATTGATCATCACGGATAGCTTCGTATATACCACTACCCCAGATACTATCTTCTTGCTCCTGCCAATAACAAAAATCAAAAGGCAACCTGCCATCAAACGGGTTAGGCATAGCCCTTAAAACTTTGGAGCCTAGTACAGTAACTACTGCAGATAGATTTATAGGGCCACCTTGGGTCATCTTGTCCGTAATTTCCATATACGGCTCAAGTTCCTGCCTACCTAATCCCTTATGCCACAACTCTAATACACAGAAGTTTTTATTCTTTTCGTAACTTGTACTCCATCTCTTAGGTGATGTGCCACCTATATCAGAGGTTGTTTGGCCTTCACCCGTTTCTATACATCTTTCTATCAGCTCTGGATCTAAAGCCCCACCACTTGTCTGAGCCATTGTTCTTAATTCCTGAGCAGACATATAGCGTCTTTGGATTACCCAGTCTAAATCCGTCTTCCCTGTAGACCCTGAAGATGGGAACACATCCCATACAGATATCCATTCAACATGTGGATATAAATCTGCTTCAACTGCATCCTCTATCATCTCCATTAGAGGATCGGCACTAGCTGTTTGGTATAGTGGGAAGTCAATATTCTTTAATACTATTGACTTAGTTACGCCTGTCCCATACAGTGTCTGCTCATTAATTACCTTTGATAACGTATCCTCATAAGAAGTCTGGTCGAAGATATCCCTGATCTTCATCTCACAATTCTTAGCCCTCGACATTGCTTCTTGGTAAGGGTCTTTATTCTCAAGTAAATCTGGAGCTACAAACCTCGGCCTTCTTGCAGGTGTAAGTTTAAAAGGTATCTTACCCTGCTGGAATGTGGAACTCATAAGTTTAGTTCGTGCTTCATGAACTTTACGTTTAGTAAGGTTCACATATATTCCACGTTCCTTTGCAATTTCTACAGCCTTTGATACTACGTCAGGGAATTCCCCTCGCATAGCATGCCATGCTGACTGCCAAATTTCTTCCTTAGAAGTTCGTTCTGAATCTGATCCTGCCTCAGTATATAAGGATTGCACTAACAAGCCTAACTGATCTGGCAGCAATCCCTCAGGTTGATCCTCATCACTATCAGAAGTAATATAGTTGTTACTTTCTTTTGCGTAATCAGCCATCTAATAACTCCAAACCCAAGGACGTAAATCAGTATCAATCGTGTCCAGATGTAAAAATCGGGAGTCGTGTTTTCCTCTTTGACTTACCCCAATCCCCTTCCATATACTAGAACGTATCATAGCTAGACTCAGGATCTCATGGGCAGTCTTGCCAGAACACAGGATATCTACAGCACAACCAGTAGTGTGAGGGCCATCTTGACCCGAACCACTTACAGTATTATTATAAGCTGGGCAGCGATACGCTGACGAAAGAGAAAGTGGCTTGCCTATTGCTTCCCTTAATTCCTGTAATGCATCCAAAGTTTTTTGATCGAACTTATTTTCCCCACAGTGTGAGCAGGAAAGTTCTTTATCACTGAAATTCTTACTTGATATTCCCATAGTTATTTCTTATGAGCTTTCTTTTTAGGTTTTGGTTTGGGTTTGCGTTTCTTTTTGACAGGCTTCTTAAGTCCGTAATTCATAAAAATCGTCAAAATAAGGGGGTGTCATAGCATGCACTATAGTAGTTTAATGCAATACAGAGAGATCTGAGCATCTTTTTTTCAGACAATTGATCATTATCAGCCTATTTAACAATTATACACTCGTCAATATAAATATTTTTTAACCTGCATTAAACTGCTCTACGAAGTCCTCGTAATCCATACTCCCCTTAGCCTGATTACATTTACGACATGCAACCACAAGATTGCTCTCCTCTATTATCTGTTCCTTTGTAGTCAACTTAACCATAGGTACTTTGTGATCAAGAACAAAATCATTCGGTGATAACCTTGTTTTACAGTAATGGCAAGGGGCAGTATTGTCTGACAGCCTAGCCTCCATCCACTTACCTATATATGTTGACCTATTATAACCACCCTTCCTTTGTCTTATATCCCCATTCTCTATTTGCCTTTCCCACCTACGCTTATCCTTGCAACTCCTACTACAATACTTTTGCCGTGCTGACTGATACCTCTTTGGTGCATATTTAGCACCGCACTGTTCACAATTCTTAAGTTTTTCCATCTACGCCCTAACATAGTATTCCCTTCTTTGGGACTTAGTTTGTATTGGGATCTGTGGCCCTGCTACATGGGGGTGCATATAACACATATATGCAGCAATTGCCAAAGACATTACCCTGTCATCGTGGCATCCATGCTGGGCTGCCTCTTTACCATTGTTATGTATAACAAATGTCTGTAATTCATCTATAGTAGCTTTAGAATAAATCTCAATATGCTGTTCACGGATAAGTCTGCGTAACAAATCAAGTATTAACTTCCTTGTTTTTATATTAGTATTGAACCCTAATCTCTTCTTCTGTTTCTGCCCACGTTCATCAAGAGCCTTCTCTATGTATATGTTGTCGTATTGATGGATAGAAGATAAAAACTTTAAAGTTAACAGGCCATGATTATTATTCTCAACTGCAACAAGTGCGTGGTTATACCATATACCAATAGTAGTTGTTATCCATGCAAGTAGGTCTGGATCTATACGTGCACACCATGTGCCACATTCCTCATATGTCTCAGCATCTAACACAGTAATTACAGAATAATCCGCATCGCCTGTCTCTGACATAATCCCTTCTGCAACATCCACTCCTATCCTATAGTGTCTCCCCTCTTGCGGTGGATTAAACACCGCAAACTCTCCGTCTATCTTGCTTTCCATAAAATACCTCATCTTCTCCGCCCCACCTATATTCTGGAATCCATTCACAGGTACTTCAAATCTTTTAGGTGGATAGTCCCTCTCCCTTTCCTCTGCTCCAAACCACATCTTTGTAAGGTTTACAGAATCAAATGCACTACGTCCTGATGCGACAAAAGCTTCTCTCGCAGTAGTGGGGTACTCCTGATGGAATACATTCAAATCCCCCTGACATTCCGGGGATATTATTTTATTCCTCCGCCACTTTAAATGCTCAAGTGTCACCTTGAAATTATAATCTTCATTGTCAGTGCTATAAGAAACTTCAACTCCAAGTAGTGACTTCTCCTCATCACCACCATATACAGGATTATTACCTAGAGAATTCTTGAATGAATCATCTTTTAATTCTTCTTCAGTCAGGGGCGTTTTATATTCATCAAATACAAACCAAGGGAAGAACACGGGTTTCAACCCAGAGTCATCTTTCTCTGCTCGCCACCATTCTTTCTCAAAATAATTACCGACCCCCTTTGCCGTACTCTCAAGCCAGATCTCTGTCCCATAACCTTGCACGACACAGTTCATCATACCAGTTGCATATTCACGGGCACGACCTCCCCAACGGGCAACCTCGGAGCAATGTAACATGTCGATACCAGCTCCTACCACTTCCGACCCTTCAACAGTAGACATCCCGTACCTAGAGTTTAAGCCCTTGCCGTCACTAGAACCCCAAGTAAGTTCCTGTTTACCTGAGTAGTGGGACAGTGGCTTAATGAACGCAGGATAGTTCTGCTCCATAACTTTCGTCATGGCAAACATTTCAGAGGTTGTATTCTTAGAATGTGTGCAGATATGCACTAGCTGGTTGAACTGTGTGGCTGCACGTTTAAACATACGTGCCTGTACATAGGTGGAAATACCAAATCGTCTAGCCTTCAAGACAATTATTCTTACATGGTTTTTTTCAACTAACTGCTTTTGTGCAATACCATGTAATATCTTCTGCACAGGGTTCATAACAAAAGGGATAAGCTTCTTAGTCCCTAATTCCTGAATCCTCAAGCAGTACTGGAAATAAGTATCGTGATCCTGAAGCCGATCCATCAGCTCCTGCATCGCTTCCTTATCCCCCATCTGTTTGGGTTGCTGTCCCATTCAATATGTGTATCCTTAAATATCTGGCAATAAGAATCGCATCTGCAATTCCGTGATCTTTAGCTCTAGTCAACTTGAGGTCTGGGTAAAGCTGTGCAACTTTCTGTATAGATGCACCCTTCTCCTTACCCATATCAGGCATCATAGCCTTTTTCCACGTTCTTGGTTGGATTAAATGGTAGGGTATCCCATTCCCAATACTCAATCCACGAAGAAATCCATACGAAGCCATGTATCTACCGCTAGAAACTATACCTTGATTAGGCATAGTCTGGCTTTTCTCGATCCCTATTGTCATAGGTCTAAGTCTCCATCTGCTAAATATGCTAGATAACTTAGATTCATCTAACTCACGCTTCTTACCTACAGTAATAATAGGCATATCCATTACGAATTCTATATTTAATTCGTCATCTAATACTGCTAATGCCCCAGAAAAACCGGGGTCAATTCCCATTATTTGCATTATAAGCCTTATATCTCTCTAATTCTAACTCTTCTTCCCTTTCAGTTATATCCCACTTAGTTACAAGATCCTCATCTTCTATTGCAGGTTGTGCACCATACTTCAGTATTTTACCACCATTGGCAAGGAATTCCTTAACCTTAGCCTCCAACTCTACCCTTTCTTTTGTATCAGCTCGTGTAAAAGTTGCAGTATCTACAAGCCTTTCTGCTATATTCACCTTTAATGGCGGTGCATACTTAGGCAACCTAAACTCTTTTTGGTTACGCCCATACTCACCAAGGCATGTCCCTGCCAGCTCACGGGCTTTTATACGCTTTATCTTCTCCCTATCTGCAACTACTTTCCCCCTGCATACAAGATTACAGGCTGTATGTCTGTCAGTCTTAGGTTGAAATGTATTCCCGCAACATATACAAATTCTAGGTTTTAGTAATGACCTTAACTTGAGAAATGTCCTAGTCTTCCTTCTAGTACTTTCATAAAAATCTGCACATGTATCTGTACAGAACTTAGTTCTCCTCTGGGGCAGTTCTTTCTCACACACAAAACAATTAGTGAGCTTCATCCTCCCTCCCCACTTTCAACCATATATATCATAGTGCCCACAGTATCTGCTATCTCCAGCCAAAATGTTTCTGGAGAGGTATCAGCTTTGCCTGCTTCCATCATCAATTCCTGAAA